TGTGTCTCCTTTCGTTGGTAGATTGGATGATAACTCTATTACTGGATTGGATTTGATCACAGATATCAAACACATATATACAGTACAGAGAGTACATGAGACCCAAATATTATCAGCATCAATCCGCTATGTGAATAGCGTTTCTCAATCATTTGCTAATGGTGCAGACATAGTTACTATGCCTCCAGCAGTTTTTGAAAAAATGTACAACCATGTATTGACTGATAAGGGTCTAGAAATCTTTAACAAAGATCTTGAAGTTATAGCAAATGAGAATCATTGAAAATGCAATCTCTGATGAGTTGATTGATGCATGTATTGAAGAAATTCAAGGCAAAAAGAAGCAAGATGTATGGGGTATAAGTAAGTGGAAGTGGGGAGTACCACTTCAACAAGCATATCGTCTTACTGCTTGTCTATCTAATAAACCTGATGTACATAACTACAATCAGATTAGGAATGAGACAACTAGGCATTTTGAAACACCAGCATCCAATATTAATTACCATGTCTGGTTACCTGGATCTGGTATAGGTTGGCATGATGATGATAATTATAGTTATGGTGCTACCTTATATCTAAATGATTGGCCACCTGAGAAGGGAGCAATCTTTATGTGGAAGGAAAAATATACTGGGGAATTAAATTGTCTAAACCCCAAGAGAAATCTTCTTGTAATAAATGATTGTGGTGAGGATCATGCAGTAAGTCCTGTATTAGCAGGTGAAGATTTGGGACTTAGAATGTCAATTCAAATGTTTTCAGTTAAGATAAATCCAGACTATCATGAATGAGATAAAAATTAAATGTTTACTATGTGGTAAGATAATAGACCATGGAACTTGTGGGTGTCCTAATTCTGCAAGAATTACTAAGGATGGATACAGTGCTATGGATATGAATAAGGTGATAGAAGTAAAATCTAAACCTATCAAATATAAACCCAGTGATTCTGATATAGCTTTCCAAGAAAGCCGTAGCAGAAGGAAGGTACGTAAACTTGACTTTGAAGTACGTTGAATCAATCCATATCGGTACTGATTGGACTGATGATTATGAATCTATTTGCAATAAACTTGTTACTCAACATAAGTGGAGTCACAAGAGATATAAGTCTGGGAAATATGTATTTGATATTGCTCCGAATAATATAAGATATTTTCAACCATTATTTGATAGAGTTTACCATGAGGTAAAGGGGTTATATCCTCGTGCAGATATACCAGAGAAGTTTGCTTCTGCAATATGGGCATACGTATCTAATAAAGACAGGAGTGTTACCTTCCTTCACAATCATATGAAGGAGAAAATTCAGAGAGATATATCCACTGTTTACTATCTTAAGAAGCCAGAAGGTAGTGGTGATATAATGTTTTTAGTTGACGGTGAAAAGGTTATACATACACCAGAGGAAGGAGATCTATTAGTATTTCCAGCCACTATGTACCACGCTCCAATGCCAACAGAGTGTGATGAATATCGTATTGCTATTAACATAAACGTTATTACTAATAACGATTATTCAAACTTCTTGACACGGTAAGTGGAGTATTCTATAATAACGACGTACTCTAAGAAGACCATGACACGAGGTGTATTCCTGTCTAAATTCAAACTTGATTCAAAAACTTTAGTCGATGCAGTAGAAGAGAAAATTGATCTGGAGTATGATCATCCAGATCTATACCAAAAGGTTTACCAATTCTACAAAGACCAAGATGTTTATTTCTATGATGATAAAGATAAGGACTATAACATCATATTAGAAAGTTTAGAATATGATTTACTTGATTCGGAGTTACTAAGGTGAGTTTTCAGAGAGATCGTCCATGGGGATGGTACAAATGCATATGTCGATCAGAGACCTATGCAGTGAAAAAAATTTATGTTGCACCTAACCAAAGGTTGTCACTACAATATCATCAACACAGGACTGAGGACTGGGTGGTAGTTGAAGGTAGTGGTACTATTACCCAAGGTAATCTTGATTCACCTGCTAAAGTGGGTGATACATTTTTTATTGGTATAGAACAACGTCACCGTTTAGCAGGTGGTCCTGATGGTATTGTTATCATTGAGGTTCAACGTGGTATATGTAAAGAAGATGATATTATAAGACTCGAAGATGATTATGGTAGAGTCCAAACCCGTAGTCTTTATGCCTCCCTCAATGAGTACGGAACAGAATGACTTATATTGTTACAGGTGGAGCTGGTTTTATCGGTAGTAATTTTCTTCATTACTTGAAGAATGAGACTGAAATAGATGATCAAGTTATTGTTATAGACAATCTATCTTATGCTGCTGACTTGGAGTATGTTCCCAAGAACAAGCAGTTTATTTTTGAGTGGTGTGATATCTCTAATGAGGATCATGTCACTTATATT